CAATAAAACTATCGATCAGTTCGTTTCCTTGTTCACCTGCATCTGCAATGAACTTATCAAAATCAACATCATCGGGTAGATTAAATTTAGATTTAAAATTAACGAAAACTTCTCTCCTTTTAAGAATAGTCAACTTCACTTCTTTCTCTAACTCAGTCTTCAAATCAACACCAATGTTTAGATTCTTTATTTCCTCTTCTTGTTTTTGAAGTTTCTCATCAAGTTCTAATTCGATAGCACTTTTAGGTACTTTAACATCAGATCTAACAATTTCAATATACTCACCATTATTGTGACCTACACTGTAAACTGCACCGTTTTTAATTAGAATAAGATCACCTTTACCATGCTTACTGTTTCTTGATTTGATCAACGGTTTACCCATTTTCTCCATCTTGGCATTTAGGAAATTAAGAGCATCGTCATATATCTCATAATGTACTTTCATATCATCACGCATTTTGAAACCATCCCACACTAATCTTGGGTCATAACCATACTCATTCCAAAATTCAACTTCTTTTTCCTCAAGATACATTGATTCGTCAACACTATCAAGATCAAAACTTTTCAGTTCAAGCTGTGTACTTGTGAATTGGTTGATAACAATATCCTCAGTTTCTTTTTTCTTCCCTTGAGAATCTAATACCTTTTTTCTTACAATCTTTGCAGGTATTCTTTCAGCAATTTCCGGATCAAATGCATAAAACAGAGATTTCACTCTTTTATTAAATGCTTCCAAATATTTGTCGATGTTATAGTCTCCAGTCATTTCGGGATTGTCCTGAATCTGTTGTTTACTTATCAAAGTAGCTGCAAATCTCAAATCACCTGTTACATTATCCTTGATTTCTTTAGAATCTGCATGTGATTTACGATAACCAGTGTTATAATAATACATAGTACTATCCAAATCCGGTTCAGGTGGCATATAAACCTCAATATATTTCATTTTATCGGCAATAGTCATCTTTTCTTCAGATTTCTTCAATTCTAAAGAACCCTTGTGTTGTTGGAATAAATCTTCAGCAATACCCTCTCTTGTTCTAATGATCAGTTCCATGTGTGCTTTTTTAGCTTTCACTCTACCGTTTACATCAGTCCCTCTGTTATTATATTGTTTAATAGTATGCTTATATTTACTCTTACTTGCAATCTTTTTTAATGGTATTTGCTTATAGAAGATTTTTTGTGCATAGTCATTATAATATTCAACAAACTCACTACCCTTACCATCCAATATCAATTTCCATCCATTATTCATGAACTCTTCAATATATTCAGACAATACACTTGATTTAATTGTGTTACCAGTAAGCTTAATCTTATTCTTAACTTCACCAGTTTCTTTATCCTTACCCGCTTGAAGTACTGCATAATTAATACGAGCTAAATTGAAACATGAAATAAATTCACCATCATTATCTACTGACATAAAAGGTTTAACCATTTCATGATCGTTGAAATACTCAATCAAGGCATTAATTCCGTTTCTACCATCATAATCCCACATGTTTTCAACAGTATCTTCGGGTTGGTCATATAAAATACCATCCTTAGTTACTTTAATGTTTGTAGTTTTAGGTATTTGGAAGTTGACACCATCAGTTACAGCATATAACGGAACGCATTTAAAGATCTCAAACCAATTTATTGCATGTCTTAACTCAATTCTACCACAACAAGTAATTCTTGCAGCACATTCGTTGTCTGACCAGTTAAATGAAACATCCGAACCTAACGCACCAAATTGTGAGTTATTAAGGATTTTAATAGGTTTTTCTTTAATCTTAAACATATTCCTATCATCCTTAGATAGAGTGTCTGTAATGTACTTATGGTGTGTATCGTGGTCCATTCCCTCAACAAGACCAAGTTCCTCTGCATTCAATGGTGTTCCTCTACCTAATTTCTTATAAATATTACGGGATGTTGTCATATAAATAAGCATCTTATTCATAACATTCGAAATATCGAAAATAGGGAAAATGTCTCTCGTTAACTGAATCATTGGGTATAGTGAGGCATAGTCAATTTTAACTAAGTTTTCAATATAACCTTTTTTATAGCAACGAGACAATCCACCGGAGAAGTTCTTTTTAACATCTGATTCAGGAATAGCTAAACCCTTTTCAAAACTCCATGCAGTTAAAAGTAAATTCCACACAGATGCAGTACCCATAGTACAGATTCTGTTGTATGTGGTAGGTACAATTTTAGCCATCATGGAAGATGATTGATTGTATAATTCATCAACCTGTTCTGTTTCCCATAAGTCATCAAGTAGATACTGATTAAGTAATTTCTTACCAGTAATAAACTTTGTCATTTTCTGAGGAAGTGCTTCTTTTCTAAACCACACAACAAACTGTGGGTCAGACTTTAAACACTTGTTTTTGAATTCCTTATATTGATTATCGTTTAATTTATGTTTATTATTTTGAAGTTTAGTTAAATTAATTGCAGTTTCTTTAAACTCATTCGGTATTTCAAGATGAACATTATCATCATTAGATACAAACATTGGATTTTCATGGAAGTATCTTGCAATATCATTATCTTCCCCCGGAATGTAAGTTCTATCTGGTTTAGCAATACCCTCGTACTTACAAACATACTTCAGACCACTACCCTTCATATCACTATCTAATTTAGATATTTTTTTGGCTGCGTGGTATGTGTCGATTATTGAATAACCCCACATTTGTGTTGATGTATATTTTTCAGAACTATCACCAATTTTAACTGTTGAATTTGGTATTCTTCTTATCTTAACATCTTTTTTTAAACTAGTAGGAATGTTATCAAGATTCATTTTAAGAATATTTGCTCTACCCAATATATAATGGAAGTCAAAATGTTCAGAGTTATGACCATAAATAATTGCAGGTTTAATGTGATTGATGAGATTAAACATATCTTGAATAAGACGTGCTTCAGCTTCATCATCATTTATCTTATCGACTTTTAATGCAATCTCAAAACCACGATTATCTTTAACACCAATAGCAAAGACTCTTGAAATCTCATGTCTTAAACCAGTAGTCTCAATATCAAATACTAATTTATGAACGTCCTTATACTCTTCATAACCCTTATACAATCTTGCTCTCTTATCGATTAAGAATTGTTCTGCAGGTTTTGGTGAGAAAAACAAAGAAAGATATTTATATATTGGTCTACCTTTTTTATCTTTTACAATAACATCATTCTCATCTAACAATTTTTCGTATGGATAGATACCACCATCACGGAAAAAATATACTAAAGAATTGTACGATTTGTAGCTTGAGTACTTCCAACAATAGCCATTTTCCAATCTTTCTTGGTTTCCAGTTTTCATTTTCTCTACTCTGACCCCATATTGAATCATCTTCTCTTGCATCAATTTTTCGTCTCCACGATATAATCGAACATTATTTCTGCCGAAATCCTTAGTGTATGTAAACGATATATAATCAACCTTTAATATCTCCTTTTGACCTTTAGGTGGGTGTACAACACACTCAGCATAAGAGTTATTAGGATTAGCTTCTACATTAACTAAATATTTTAGATCTTCATTATACCCCTCAAGGAAACCCTTGATTTCGTTAATAATTTTTAATTTATCCATTCTTTATTTTTTCAATTCCCACGTTAGAGACTTCGTTTTTTTGTTAAACTTAAATATCTTACCATCAAAAATGGTCTTATTTTCTTCAAAAAGCAAATTACAATTGTCAGGAAAGAACCCACATATCCACATTGCTGAAACAATATCGTTGGGCTTGATTTTAAAATTGTCGTTATTTTTGTTTTTGTTCTTCACTTCAAAATCAAAAAAACCTATATGTCTTGGGTCAACACCACATTCTGCCAAATGCTCCATAAAATATAGTCTACCCGACTCAACTAAATCCGGTTCAGAAATGTCGTAATCCATCATCATTAATTGTACAAAATAATCTGATAAAACATTTCCACCCCAATTATACCCACAACTACTATTTGTCATATTTTTTCTTTATTTTATTGATTACCTCTTGAAGTACAGATGAACCAACATCTGATTTATAGTCTTCATTATCAATTACTTTTAAAATTTCAATTCGTTTGTTTTCGATTGAACCATACACATACTCATCAATAGTATCTGGGAAGATTAACGGATATATATTTACTGCGTTTTTTTGTCCTATTCTATGTAATCTATCACTTACTTGATCGTACTCACCCGGCACATAAGGTAACGACAATATGAACAATTTACTAGCTGCTGTTAACGTAAGACCATAATTACATGTTTGTATTGATCCTATAAAGATTTTCATCTTACTATCTGGGTCTTGAAACTCTTTTACAATATCTGCTCTATCCTCAACAGATACATCACCAGTATGTAATCCAGAAATATCTTTATACTTCTCATATATCAAATTTAAACTATCTTTGAATACATCAACAATGACCAATTTCTCACCAGTGTCCAATACGTTGTCAATAAGTTCAGTCATTTCTTTAACCTTCAGATGTGAGGTGTATTGCCTCAATCTAAGCATAATTGTTAATGGATTTGAGGTTGGTTTATCTAAGAAATCATTAGCGACACCCTCTTCAATGTTTTCGTATGTTTTATAGTCAACATTTGACATTTCTAACGTAATTTTCTGATACGTCTTGTCGGGTAGGTCAGTAAGAACCTCTTTTTTCCTTTTTCTATGTGTATATGGTGCAATTTTATGATATAATTCTTCCAAGTGAGAATTGTCGTTATTCTCCCAACCCCATCCAGAATCAAAATCATATGATAGTCCACAATAATATTCGTAGAAATGTTTTTTTGTTGGGAAATCCAACGGTGATATTTGATTTAATACAGTGTATAGTTCATATGCTCTGTTAGGTGCAGGTGTACCTGTTAAAAACACTTTACTAATTTTACCTTTATTAAATAACTTATCTTTACCAAAGAAACTCTTAAAATTTTTATATGTGTTAGATGCTGAGTTTTTTAGTCTATGACTTTCATCACAAATTACTGCATCAAGAAGATTAATATTGAGTTTATCCCATTTCATCTTCATTTTTTTCTTATCTTTGGGATTGAAGTATTCGTAATTAAGAATAACATATTTGCTTTCTTCTAAAGTATATATGTTTTTTTTCCAATTTACAATATGTGCTTTACTATCAGTAAATTTAACAACCTCATTATAGTAATTAAATTTAAGTGAATTAGGTGTAACAACTAAAATTTTATTAAAGTTGTTCATCTCAACATATGCAATACTAGCTAATGTTTTACCTAATCCCATTTCATGCGAAATCAATGCACTTCGTACCTTATCAAGATACATTCCAGCAACAATTTGATGAGGGTATAACTTAACCCAATCCTTTAAGTTCTTATGTAGCGTTTCAGAGTATTTGAGGTAGTTCTCTTCTAGTTCCGACTTCCATTTAATCCATTGTGCCTTTTTAATTTTAAGATCAGCAAACAGCAGCTCACGTTCTTTAACGTCTGCTTCAATTTTCTTTATTTGCTTGATGAATACTTCTTTACTGTCACCAAAATCGAAATATATTTTCTTTGATCCTCTATAGAGTTTGATTAATTGTAGTAATCCCTCAGTGCGTAATTCCCATGACTTATCTGCACCACTCCATTTTCTCAAATCAGAGGGTACTTCCTTAATACGATCAATTATTTGTTCGTTATAGGGAAAATATAAGTTATACGCTTGTTTACGTGGAATTCTACTACATCGTACCACAAACACACTGTTATTATTCATATTATAAAATTATTTTATTTCGTGAAGATAATGAAATTAATTTGAAATTACAAACAATTATTTACTTCTAACTCCACCAAAAATAATATGGTACATTATTCTGAAAAAATAAATGAAATCTGTTTTTGTTGCGTTAGATTCCCATTTGTCTAGATAGTCTGTAATTTGTTGTATACCATCGTTGAAGGATTCTGAGTATTGGAAGGAATATTGTATTCCCATTAATGCAGGTTTTTGTTTGAGTGCCTTTTCCTTAATACTAACAGGGTATTTTTCCCAATTAGTTTCACCCATTGGTCTAATACCTACCAACTTAACATCACCCTTTAAAAGATTATAAATTTGAGGTATTTCATCAATCCAGTATTTTCTTAAAAACCTACCCCAAGGAAGTATTCTTGGGTCGTTGATTGGTTTTCCTAATTGATCACGTACACAAAATGCGGAAATCTGATTTTCCGCATTTTTGCACATTGTTCTAATTTTATAAACGTTGATACGCTTACCATTCAGACCTAAAGATTTCTTAATGTAAAAAAAACTACCCATACCGTAATATAGTAAAGTTTTTTTAAATTACTGTTGTTTTCGTTATGGAATCACTAATAAAAATCTGAATAGGTGTGTTGTTGGGTAATGTAATCTTACCACAATAATCTCCAAGGAAGTCTATTTTGAATTCCCCTTCAAATCTCCCTGTTCTCTTAGTGTCAGATAGACTAAATTTATACGTTAATGTATATTCTACCTCATCTGGACTACCCTGACGATCTCTACTTATATCTAAGTCACCTGCAGTATTAGCTATTCTATATATTCCAGTTTCAGAATCCCTCATTGAAAAAGTAACTGCTACATTTGCCAACATTTCTTCCGTAATGTCGTATTGCTCTCTAATCGATTGGATTAAAGGCAATTTTAAAATGGGTAGTGTACTATTTTTCTTAATGAAAAAATTCTTACTATCGTATGTTGAATAAAGTTTCATATTATCTGTTTCCTATTTAAAATTAAATGTAAGTATATCCAGCTCGTAAAGTCCATTTAAATGTAGAACTTTGATCACCATTGGGGTATTTTACTGTTGTCTCAGTTCCAATCTTTTCGATTTTTTTTATCTTCCATAATGGTACTCTTGCATCCGACACTCCGGAAATTCCAGTATATGTTACACCTGAAGATACTTCATCAGTAAATTCGTAAGGAGTGTATACAATTTGGGGGTCATTCATATTATTCATGTTCTGTCTTATTTAAATTTCAATTATTATAATTTCTTTTATTAAGCGTGTCCACCTTCACACCATTTAATGTAATTAGCAGATATGTTAATTATTGTTATTGTTCCACCATATGCATCGGTTACACCATCTCTTGATATAGTAAACCAAATAGTATCGGGATATCCACCATCTCTTCTAGATACCATATCAGATAC